ATGTTTACAAAAGTTCGCAACTTAGTTCAAAAGACTAAGTTTAATGAACGTCTTACGGTGCAATATCCTGACCGTAAACAAATTAAACGCTTTGACACCGTGTTCAGACGAAAACGAATTGCTGCAATCCATAAATGGGCACAGCAATTTGTAGGTATCAGCGAGTTTGTATTCTTAACTGAAGATGACACTCTTGTACCACGTGACGCTCTAAAGAAGCTTGAAAAGCACATAAGGGAGACCCCTGGTTGTGTAATGGCTGAGGGTGTCGAAGTTGGACGGTGGGGAATACCATACGTTGGAGCGTGGAAGTTTGACGACATATACGAACCTAATAGCGTTACTTCACTCGTGTATAAAAGAACTGGCGTTGAGCAAATAGATGCTGGTGGCTTTTACTGTACGCTTATGAGAGCTGCAAACTACAAAGAGCAAGACTTTGAACTCTTTGAATCTCTTGGCCCAGATATTTCTATGGGTCTGTTTTTGAGACGTGACGGCTATGTAAATCTTATTGACTGGTCAATCCCATGCAGACACTTAAATATCACTAGACATGGCGTTCGTGAGGTGCTTGTGCCAAATGAGGACGTAAGACCCACTACAATCAAAAGAAAGAGTCCTAACAACTGGTCAATCTATTGACAAGCATAGGCATTATACCCTATAATTATAATATGAAGTTAGACAAACCACAGAACGAAAATTACGCTGCTGTTATCGTAAAAGTTAAATCACTTACGCCTCTTGAAGGTCTCGATAATCTAGTAGGCGCACACTTCTTTGGTTATCAAGCTATTGTATCTAAAGACGTTAAGGTGGGTGACGTTGGTGTATTGTTCACCGCTGAAACTCAACTATCTAAAGACTTTACAAAGCAGAACAGCTTGTATCGTCATGCAGAACTAAACAAAAATACTGATAAGACAGGATTTATTGAAGACAATAGACGAGTACGAGCAATCAAACTCCGTGGCAACGTTTCAAATGCGTTATTCATGTCACTTGATAGCCTTAGTTGGACAAAAGCAAACGTAGACAAACTTGAAGAGGGTGATACTTTTGACACTCTTAACGGCAAAGAAATTTGTAACAAGTTTGTACGTAAAACAAAAGGCAGCAACCGTGCAGCACAAATCGTAGAAGAAAAATATGTACGTGTTGACAAGAAGTTTATGCCTGAACACATTGACTCAATGCACTACGGACGCAACAAACATCTTATCAAGGGTGACACTCAAGTTGTAGTGACTCAAAAGCTTCATGGTACTTCAGTACGTATTGCAAATACACTTGTGAACCGTAAGCCAACTATTCTTGAGCGAATTGCTGAAAAACTTGGTGCAAAGATTCAAAAGAATGAGTTCGACAATGTATACGGTAGCCGTAAGGTTATTAAAGACGTAAACAATCCAAATCAAAATCACTTCTATGACAGTGACATTTGGACAGACACAGGTAAGAAAATTGATGGCGTACTACCAGAAGGTTATATCCTTTACGGTGAGGTCATTGGATATGTTAGTGAATCACCTGTACAAAAGAACTATACTTATAATGTCCCAGTAGGAAATAGCGAACTATACGTTTACCGTATTGCTTTTGTGAACACTCAAGGTATTCAAAATGACCTTTCATGGGCACAAGTAAAAGAATTTTGTAGAAACACTGGCTTGAAGCACGTACCAGAGCTTTATGCTGGTCAACACAAGAACTTGAAAATTGATAAGTTCATTGATGTTGCATACTATCCTACTTATAAAAATGCTGTTCCACTATCACCAGATTCACCAGTTGATGAAGGTGTCTGTGTGCGAGCAGAAGGAATTACACCTGTTATTCTCAAGGCAAAAAGCCCTATCTTCTTAGAGCATGAAACAAAAATGCTTGACCAAGAGGTTGATGACATTGAAGAAGAGCAGAAATAGAAAGAACAAAACCAAAAATGGCTAAATTAAAACTGATAATGAATAAGGGTCTACCAGCTTCTGGTAAGTCCACGAATGCAAAGCTACTCACACAAGGTGGCTACTATCGAGTCAACAAAGATGACATTCGTGAAATGCTCTTTGGCGAAAACTACAAACGCAAACATGAGAAACAAGTTATTTGGACTCGTGACGCTATGATTCGTGAAGCACTCGGTCATGGAAAAAGCGTAGTAGTTGATGACACGAATTTAAACCCGATACATGAAAAAGCTCTAAAGAAAATTGCTGAAGAGTTTAAAGCAGAGTTTGAAGTAAATGATTCATTCCTAAAAGTACCGCTTGAAGAATGTATTAGGCGTGACCTGAAGCGTTCTAATCCTGTAGGAGAGCGTGTTATTCGTGACATGTATCATCAATGGATTATGAAACCTGAAATTGCACCAGAGTATGATGAAAGTCTACCTTATGTGATTCTTTCAGATATTGACGGTACTCTAGCACACATGACAACAAGAAAACGCTTTGGTGATAAAGCACCGTATGCGTGGAAGTATGTCGGTGAAGATGAAGTTGACGCAGGAGTTGCATTCTTGATTGATGCAATTGCAGAGACTAAACGTGCAGATGTGATTCTCTTTAGCGGTCGTGATGAAGTTTGTCGTCCAGAGACTGAAGACTGGCTTGAGCGTAATGATATTGCCTACAAAGCTCTATACATGAGACGTTCAGACCACGTTGACAGCAACGGCGGACAAGTCAAAGACACTCTTGTTAAAAAAGAGATGTATGAAAAGTATATTAAAGGTAAATACAACGTTCTAGGCATCTTTGATGACCGCCCTTCAGTATGTCGAATGTGGCGTGAAGAGCTTGGACTACGAGTGTTCCAACTAGGAGACCCTCACTATGAGTTCTAGGCACAAAGACATGAAGCGTGGTTGGTTCTGTAGCAGACAAGATATGCCTCATGATGTTTGTGCCCTCCACCCTCACTGGTGGAATTTGCGAAGATTGAATCTATACATTAAATGGGAAAGTTGGAAATATGAATTTTAAATATGAAATACCAGAATCAGTAGTAATCGTCCGAAACGAACACGGAGCTACTGCTACTATCCGTTACAAGAATCCACTTAAAGACAAGATTGTTTCTTCATCGTCACCAAAGCCTTCAGGCATTTACAAGACAATTGAAGATTCAGTAATGGGAAAGGTGCGAAATGGGAAAAAAGAGAAATAATAACGTAGTCGCACCAGCTGAAGCTATTAGTCAAGCTCAAGTAGTAGAGAATCGTCAGAATCCTATTATTTATATCTTCTTGAATAAGTCACTTGGTATGTCTGTTGGTAAAGCAGCAGCTCAAGCAGCACATGCAGCAGTCTTTGCAGCAGCTCAATCAGATGAGAGTAAGCAACAGCTTTGGCGTGTAAGCCCTCATAAAACTATCATTGTGCTTGAAGCACGTGATGAAGAGCACCTACGAAGCATCAGTACTTATATTGAGCAACGTGGCTTTACGTCAAACATGATTGTTGATGAAGGCGTTAATGAAATTGACCCTCACACTATTACAGCCCTTTCAACTGAAATTCTTGACAAGAATCAAGAACAAGTTGCACTTACATTTAGTACGTTCAAGCTTTATAAAGATTTAGTCAAGTTGACTGTAGAGGTTGAGCGGTGAAGCCAGAGGTAAAGAGTGCAATTGACAAACTCAAAATTGTCAGGAATCTAGCACAAGCACCTGAAACAAAACAGGTTTGCGATATTGTCATTGAACTTGTTGAAGCTATGCAGGAAAAAGAACAGCTAGGGTTTGGAGTCTCAGATGAAAGCAAGCGAAAAAACTCTAGAGTTTCTAAATAGTAGAACTGAGATACTTGAGCCACTTCATGCAGTCGCTGCTGAATTAGTTGAAGTAGACAAAAGAGAAAAGAATCATTTGGTTGAATACACAAGACTAGATGTAATCGCAGCAGCTTCAGTATTTATACACGTTCTTTCAAACAAAAAAGCTCATCAATACTTCAAGAGGACAGATATAGTTGACCTTAACGCAGTAAGAGACGAAATGGAAGAATACGGAAAACGTATAGTAGCAATAGTAAATGAAATGGGTAATGTAGATTTAGGTGAAAAGGAGAAATAATATGAGTAATAATAATAGTAAAACAAGTGGTGCATCAAGCGGTATGGGATTCTTAGGCGGACTAGCCTTAATGTTTACATGGCTTAAGTTAAACCCAAGCAGTAACTATGACACCCCAGTTGAATTTTGGTCATGGTGGTTAGTACTTGCACCAATCTGGATTCCAGTAGCAATTGTTCTAGGTATCTTTTTAATCGCTTTAATAAGTATGATTTTCTTAAAGGTAACTGATAAGTAATTATGGACAACAGTAAACAATCAATGGGCTTTGACAATGAAGGTAATGTAATTCTTAGGAATCGTGAATACCGCCGTCGCAAAATCCAGTTGGAGGTTGACCCAAAGCATCTTCCAAAGAAAAAAGAACGTAAGAAAAAAAGTAAGAAAAACTACTTGGCAAAGCGTAAGAAGTAAGGTATAATTAGAAGTAATATGACAGACACAATCAAGAAAACACTACTAGAAGCTGAAAAGCTTGCTATCAAAATCAAGAAAAAAGCTAAACGAAACGACCTAGACTTTACAGTTCAGGTATCTATTAGCTCAAACGACCCTAAGCAAACTTATTTTGCTGCACAAATCACTCCTTTCGCTGAAGGTATTGCACCTCAGACATTTATTGCCAAGACTGGTGAAGAGTTGATTGGTAAGATGCAAGCAGCACTTGACGGCAAGGTATCACCTAGCCAGATTGAACGTGCTTATCACGAGTCACAAGTTGCTCATGCAAAGCGAACTATTGAATTTCACGAGAGCAACATCAAAACAATTGATGAAACGCCTATTGAGGGTGAAGAAAGTTTTGTTGACGCTATCACGGAAGATGCAACTAAAAAAGAAGAGGAGTCTAAATAATGGCTAAATCAGTAAACCAAGTAATCCTATTGGGACGTTTAACACGAGACCCAGAACTACGTGCAACAACATCAGGTAAGCAAATTGCTGGGTTCTCACTTGCAGTAGACAAGGGTGGAGCAGACGGTGGTGCAGACTTCTTTGAAGTTACTGCATGGGAAAAGCTTGCAGAACTTGTAAGTCAATACACACAAAAAGGCTCAAAGGTTCTTATTCAAGGTCGTCTTGGACAAGATACATGGGACGACAAAGACTCAGGCAAGAAACGTTCTAAGGTAACTATCACAGCTACAGACGTTACATTTCTTGATGCAAAAGGTGACTCAGGTTCAAAAGATGTAGTGCCTACAGACATTGATGACAAGCCACTAGACCTTAGCGAGATTCCTTTTTAGGAGGTCGCTATGGGTACTGCATTATTAATTTGTGCAATCGTGCTGGCAATCTGTACTGTAATCGTACTCGTTGTTATGCGTAAAGATATTAAAAAGCAAGAATGGCTTGAGAGCCAAGAAAAGAAGAAGAAATAATGGACTACGGAACAAGCTCAAGTAGCGTTAAAAAGTATACAGCATTAATTCTAGTAGGTATTTTAGTTCTATTGGGTGTGATTACATTCTTTAGCTCTATGCGTTCAGTCGATACAGGTAAAGTCGGTGTTGTTACACAATACGGTGCTGTTACTGGTCGTGAACTAGAAGAAGGTTTTGCATGGGTTCTACCATGGGGAATTAACAACGTAACAGAATATGATGTTAAGACTCTCAAAGAAGAGCAACAGGCAACTGCTGCAACAAAAGACTTGCAAGATGTCAATGCAAAAGTTGTAGTCAACTTTAGTGTTGAACGTGGTAAAGTATCTGAAATTCACCGTAGCGTTGGTGTAAGCTACAAAGACGTTCTAATCACTCCTGCAATTCAATCTGCATTCAAAGCAAACACAGCTAAATATAATGCACTTGACCTTGTAAACAAGCGTGGTGAAGCTGAAGCAGAAGTTAAGAATGAACTAATCAATCGTCTAGCCACCCGTGGTATTACAGTTGAAAACGTTTCAATCATTGACTTGACTTATAGCCCAGAGTTCACAAAGGCTATTGAATCACGACAAGTAGCAGAACAAAATGCTCAACGTGCTCAATACAATCTTGAACAAGCTCGTCTAGACGCACAAGCTCAACAAGTACAAGCTGAAACTCTTACTGACAACTATCTACGACTCAAAGAAATTGAGAACGAGAACAAAGCTATCGACAAATGGAACGGTCAAATGCCTTCAACTGTAGCTGGTGGTCAATCAATCTTTAGCATTCCAACTCAACGATAATGCTTGATATTCTGGTAGCACTAATTGTGGGTGCACTCGCTGTATGGCGAATCACCCACATGTATCAGGAAGAAACAGGCCCAGGAGCTATCTTTGAAAAGCTAAGGGCTAAAGTCTGGACAATGAAAGATACAGACGGTGGATTTCGTGAAGGGTTCAATTGTTTCAAGTGTATGTCTATCTGGCACTCACTGGTATTCATCATTCTATACTTCACACTACAACCTTTGTTCTGGTTCTTGACGCTGTTCCTAGCATTCTCGGCACTATCAATTTTCTTGAATGATTGGTACAACAAAGAACAATAGCATTAATCCACTGTTAATTTAAAAAACAGTGGATTTGTTATAATAATAACAGAGGCAAAATATGGAAACAAAAACACTAAAAATATCTGAAATTAAAAACAACCCCGATAATCCACGTATTATCAAAGATGATAAGTTCAAGAAACTTGTCAAATCTATTAAAGAATTCCCAGAGATGATGCAAGCTCGTGAGATTGTGGTGAACAAAGACCACATTATCTTAGGCGGTAACATGCGTTATAAGGCAGCTGTTGAAGCTGGACTAACTGAAGTACCTGTTAAGATTGTTGACTGGTCTGAAGAACAGCAACGTGCATTCGTCATTAAAGACAACGTGTCTGGCGGTGAATGGGACTGGGAAGCATTGGCAAACGAATACGAATTTGCAGAGCTTGATGACTGGGGACTTGACCTACCTAAAGACTTTGAACAATTTGAAGACGAAGATGAAGATGCTGAAGATTACAGCACGAAGATTGACTCACCTATTTATGAGCCTTCAGATGAAAAGCCTGAAGTAACAGACCTAGTTGAGCATGAAAAAGTAACCGAACTGTTACAGAACATTGAGAATGCAGACATTCCTGATGACATTAAATTATTCCTACGTGTTGCAGCATCTCGACACTACAAGTTTAACTACTCTAAGATTGCGGACTACTACGCCCATTCAAGCGGTCAGGTACAGGCTCTTATGGAAGAATCAGCTCTAGTTATTATTGACTTTGATAAAGCTATTGAACACGGCTATGTTCAAATGAGCGAGAAGATTAAGAACGTATACCGAGAAGAACATGAAAAATAATGACTTCGCAGTATTCATCTTAACCCACGGTAGACCTGACAACGTAATCACAAAGCGTACACTTGATAATAGAGGCTACACAGGTAAAATCTATTACATCGTTGATGATGAAGATGACACAGTAGACCAGTACCGTAAAAACTTTGGTACAGAGAATGTTATTGTTTTTGATAAGACAGACATTGCAGAACGTTTTGATGAAGCGGACAATTTTAATGACCGCCGTGCTATCTTCTATGCACGAAATGCGTGTTTTGATATTGCACGTAAGCTAGGTATTACATACTTCATGGAGCTAGATGATGACTATAATCACTTTGGTTATCGTGTAGCAGCGGACAACTCGTATGTCCACAAGGGCACTGAACGTCTTGATGACCTGTTTGATGCACTACTAGAGTTCTATATTAACTCGGGTATCGACAGTCTTTGTATCTCACAAAGTGGTGACTTCATCGGTGGGGCAAATAGTAACATGTTCAAAAAGAAAGTTACTCGTAAAGCTATGAACTCTTTCATTTGCTCAACGAAGAGACAGTTTGAATTTGTCGGACGTGTCAACGAAGATGTGAACACATACACAGGGCAAGCAGCAAAAGGAAAAGTTTTCTTAACGCTTGCAATGGTATCATTAAATCAGGGCATGACACAAAAAAATAAAGGTGGCATGACCGAGATGTATCTAGATGCTGGTACATATGTGAAGACATTTTATTCAGTAATGATTTCACCGTCTTCAGTAAAAGTTTCTCAAATGGGAGACAAAGAAAGACGTATACACCACAGAGTGGCATGGAACGCTGCAACACCTATGATTATCTCAGATGATTACAAGAAAAAAGATTAGACTATGAACGAAAACAAAAAAGAAAACAACACACACCCAAACCTAAAGCCATTTCCAAAGGGTGTGAGTGGCAATCCTAAAGGACGGCCAAAAGGGACTAAGAACTGGTCTACTGTTGTTCGTGATTTATTAAATGATGAAGAACTACTAGACAAGATTTCTAAAAACAAACCTTCATACTATGAACATCTACCCGTAAAGAACGGTGCTCATGCTATTGTTATCGCAATGATGATTGAAGCGTTGAAGGGCAAAAAAGAAGCTGCTGAATGGCTACGTAAAACTGGCTGGGGTGACAAAATTGATATTACTTCTGGTGAAGAACGTATCAGCATGGCTCCTATAATTATTAGTGAGATTAAACCTCGAAATGTCACAACTTCAGCTGAAACCGAAGCAGATACAGACGATACAAATAGTCAACCAACAGACGCAAGTTGATGAAATTGTATTAATTGGAGCGGTGGGTACTGGTAAAACGGTAGTCGCCTCTCACATCATAATTTCAATTTGTTATCAAATGCCAGATACACGCTGGTTTGCTTGGCGTAAAAACAATACTGTTGCTCGTAAAACACTTGTTCGTACATTCAAGAAAACACTATCGCAAATGAACTTGGTTGAAAACGTAGACTGGACATGGCATGACATGGCTATGGAGTTTAGGTTTCCCCACAACGGCTCTTCAATAACTTTCTCTGAAGCAGACCGCTCAAAAGACCGTGACCAAATGAAGATTAAGGGTATTGACGCTTCAGGTAATCTTATTGACGAAGCAAATGAACTTGAAGAAGATTCATTTGACATGATTCTATCACGTAAAGGTCGTGCTAATGAAAATGGACAGCCTAGTATCAACATCATCACAATGAACCCGAACAACGGCTGGTCAAAGCGTCGCTACTATGACAAGTGGAAGAAAGGTATTCTACCGTCAAACGTAGTTGTTATTGAGTACACTATTGATGATTCATGGCAGGAAGCAAATGACATTGCAGCATTGTATCGAAAAGCCAAATGGTGGGTTGAACGTTATATTAAGAATAACTGGAACTATGCAGACGAAGACCATTCATTGATTACTTCATACATGTGGGAAAAGTCTCTTATCTATGACTTACCGCCACAAGAGCCTGGTCAACCATTCAATAAGTATATTGGCGTTGACCCTAGTGACGCTGGTTCAGACACAACAGTTGCAACATTGATTGATAACGGTGTCATGATTGCTCAAAAAGAATTACAAATCCCTCACAGGGAATTTGGTGAAGATACAGGAAAAGACCAGCGTCCTATTTCTCACTTGTACACTAATGAGCTAATCAAATTCGCACAGCAACATGGCTTTACAGCGGGTCACGCTTCTCGTATAATGTTAGAAGAGAATGGTGTTGGTGTGGGTATGCGAGATGACTTGCGTAAACGTGGCTGGCAAATCTCTATCTATCACGCTACAAATTCATCACGTAATGAGATTTATCTAGGTCTTCGTAAGTCTATGGACAACGGTGATTTAAAGATTCACTACCGTGACGATGAAAAGTATGACGATAACACATTGCAACGCCAATTGTTCGCACACACAACAGACATGAAGAATGAACAAGAGGTTGTATGTCCTAAAGATGATGTCAAGAAAGAACTTGGTATCTCACCAGATAAATCAGACAGCCTTGCAATCGCTAACTTTGCTGCAAATGGTGCAGTAGAAGCAGACCCTTCACAAAATCAAAACCGTATAAGCTTGTAAAATACAAGATTTATTGTAAAAAGTATTGACAAAAGAGGCATAGTGTAGTACTATATAAACATAAGCATGACGCAGTAACATAAGAACCTGACTAAGCTTATTGAACACAGAGAATGATTCAAGTCACGAATTGCGTATCTGAACTATAGACTACCCCCACTAAGCCCTCACCTACGAGGGCTTTAGTTTATAGGAGAGAAATGAAAGAACCTAAGTGTAAAATTTGCGGTGGCCCACATTACAAGACATTTTGTTATATGGCACCAAAGAAGGCTATCAAAAGTAGTCCTATTAAGCGTTCTAAGCCCGTCTACACGACTATAAAGCCAAAGAGCATAAGTGAACTGTATAAGGCACAGACCGCCCTTAAAACGCCTGTATCACAGCGTAAGATACTTATTAAGAAGCTTGACACTCTATTCTCTAAGTATATTCGCTTACGATATGCTGTTGACGGTAAAGTACAGTGTGTCACTTGCGGTAGAAAAGAGCACTGGAAGAACGTAGATTGTGGTCACTTTATCCCTCGTGGGCGTATTGGTACACGATTCGATGAAAGAAACTGTCATGTACAGTGTAAAGACTGTAATCAAGCTAAGAGCGGTAACATGGAGCGTTATCATCACTATATGAAAGTATGGTTTGGACAAGATGTTATTGATGAATTGTTGCTACAATCAAGAAAACCACTAAAAACATATGAGATTCAAGAGATGATTACGGTTTATCGTGAGAAATTGTTGACTTTTGAATAGTTTCTATTTACAATAAAAATATAACGAAAGGATAACAATGGCAAAAACAGGAACTGTAACACTCTGGATTCGTGAAGATAACATTGACGGAATGGATATGGCTGAAGCGTTGAGACACGCAGCAGACTTGCTAGAACAGGGTTACACAAGTGGACACTACCCAACATGGGAACTAAAAATAGATGAGGACGAATAATGGCTGAAAAAGACGTAAAGAAGACACGAGATTATAAAAAGGTTAAGAGCAATTCAATCTTAGCACTTGCATTCGTAGGTGTAATACTACTTTTGAGTGGATTAATCGGAACTGTCGTTGGAATCACTATATTTCTTTATAGTTTCTTCCCTTGGCTAGCATTTCTGTTTCTTGGTGTAGTTATTTGTATAGCTGCATACCTGTTATCCTTGATTCTTGAATCTGAAGAAGAATCTTAAAAAATCTTTGCAAAAAGTGTTGACTTTAGAATAATATTCATTTACAATAGAAACTACTAAAGCAGTAAACAAGGAATCACCAGCATGAGTTCACCAGTAAAGATTGAAGTACAGTACCCAACAGAAAAAGTTACAATCATTCCTAAGAAGCCTGAGCAAATTATGCGAGAGCGTATTATGAACCGTACAGCTGATGTTGCAGACCACTACCGTATTGTTACGAAAGTAAACGAACCTCAGAAAATCTACGTTCAGCAAGTTAAACAACTTGTAGAGAATGAATTTAAAACT